AGCACTCGTACAGGGTGTCGTTAAGACTGACTAAGGGAGACTTTGAATAATGGCAACTTATCAATCATCTGCTGTTACCGGACAGGCAACTAACATTCCTGCTGGTGGCGGTGCACACGTAGCTAAAGTCGTTCTTGACTTCTCTACAACTAACTTGGGCACTTCTGAGTCTATCGACGTTTTGGAAGTTCCTGCGGATACTGCTGTAGTTGGAGCTTGGTTAGAAGTTCTTACTGCGGGCGCAGGCGACCTTGACTTGGGTGATGACACAGACCCTAACCGCTACGTAGCGGCCTACGACGGTTCTGGCGCGGGTGTTGCACCTGCCGCTGGTACTGCTGGAGGTTTCCTCTACAATGCTGACGATCACATCGTGGTAACTAATGGTGCAACTGACGCTTTCACTGGAAAGATTAAAGTTGTAGTTGTTATGACACCAATCGGTGGCGATCCTACTGCGGCGACATTCGCCTAAGTATGAGTCGGGGCCTTCGGGCCCCTTCTTTACGTGAGTATCATAAAAATATGGTGTTGACGTAAGGATAAACTTAGTATAGAATCCGAACAACACCCGCCGGGGGTATATACACTATGGGTCAAAGAGGACTTTGGGACAACATCCACGCAAAACGTAAGCGAATCAAAGAAGGTTCTAAAGAACGTATGCGTAAACCGGGATCTAAGGGAGCACCCACAGAAGAAGCCTTGAAGCGTTCTGCCAAAGCAATGGGTGGTTACACAGAAAGGTGGAGCAAAGCACGTGGCGGGAAATAAGGGGTACACAGAACGATGGGCTATGGCTCGAGGTGGAAAATCTCCTAGTCTTTCCGTCGGTCGTGGTGAGAAACAATCCGTAGAAGAAGGTGGTGGACTTACCGCAAAGGGCCGTGCCAAGTACAACAGAGCGACGGGGTCAAACCTCAAGGCACCGGTAACAGAAAGTAACCCGACAGGTAAACGCGCCGCACGTAAGAAAAGTTTTTGTGCCCGTTCTAAAGGATGGACAGGTGAACGTGGTAAAGCCGCACGTAGACGATGGAAATGTTAACATGATGAAATACACCACCAAAGACCTCGAAGATCAACTCATCGACCATGAAGGCTTGGAGTTGAAACCCTACCGTTGTACAGCAAATAAGCTGACTATCGGCGTAGGTCGAAACATTGAAGAGCGTGGAATCACGGAAGACGAAGCTCGATATTTGCTACAAACAGATATCACGATCGTTGAAGATGAACTTCTTGAGAAGAAACCCGAAGTTGCTGGACTTGATTCTGTTCGTCAGCGTGTGCTTGTTGACATGGGCTTCAATCTAGGTATTCCAACCTTAATGAAGTTTCAGAACATGTGGACGGCTATCGAAGACGAAAACTGGGAAGAAGCCGCAGACCAAATGATGGACTCAAAGTGGGCTAGACAAGTAGGCCGTCGAGCAGAGCGTCTCTGTCAGGCGATGGCTACTGGAGAGTGGGCGTGAGCTCCTCGAATATATCAACACACAGTAGAATTAGAACACATAATGTCGAGTGCGATACTGATGCACAAGAAGAAACACTGTACACATGTCCGTCAAACTGCCGGTCCCATGTATCTCTTGTATTTGTCGTGAACACTGGAGGTACTGTTACCGTAGATGTAGAATTTAATCGTGCTCCTGCCACGCAGACTACTCTCGGTGTAGACCCCCACATGCATATTCTCGGAGGTAAAAACATGGCCGCTGAGGAGTACATACAGTTTACTGGGGCAGAGATGGTTATGGAGCCGGGGGATACGCTTACAGTCACTGCGACCGGCACTACTCCTCATGTCGATGTGATGTGTACTGTCGAAGAATTTTTCCTACTACCGGGGTAGCACATGGCTTTAGCATATAGGGACCTAACCAACGCGGTACTACGCCGCATTAACGAAGTCACAATTAGTCAGGCTGATTTTCTCGACGCGAGAAATATTCAAGCGGTAGCTAAAGACTCCGTAAACGCATCGATAAAAGAAATTATATCGTACGTACAACAGTGGCCTTTCATGCATACGGTACGTACTGTGACTACAACTCCCGGAGTACAAGAGTATTCTTACGCTAATGACACCCATGTCATAGATTGGGATTCTTTCTTTTTACAGAAAGACGATTCCCTAGATCCTCAAGTTAAGGCAAAAAAACTTGAAGCGATCAGCTTAGACCAGTACAATAGTCAGTATAGACAAGAAGATGAAAATTCGTCCCTATCTGAGCGAGCCGAGCCCGAAAGGATATACCAGACTCAGACTTCGAAATTTGGGGTTAGCCCAGTCCCAGACAGGGGCTACACCATTCGCCACACATATTTTAACTTTCCTAGCCCTCTGGTTAATCATGATGACACTACGATTATTCCAGACCGATTCGATTTTATTATTATCGAGGGGGCTCTCACCCACATGATGCGCTTCCGTTCCAACGAACAGGCTGTGCAATTTCACAACCAAAAGTTTAGGGATGGTCTTGAGTACATGCGCCGAGTTCTTCTTGACTTCCCTGATGAATTTGTTTCTCGAGTAGTACGTTAAATGGCTGATGATCTACAGGTAGTTACGGTATCTTGTGAGGGGGGATTAAACACCAATCAAGATGTCCTCTATCAAGGAGAGCAGACTCCCGGCAGTGCTATCTCCCTCATCAATTATGAGCCCTCAATTTACGGGGGCTATCGCCGTATTAACGGGTACGAAAAACTAATTAAGTTTACAGAAGTCGATGTCGCAGGAATATTTACCCTTGATTACCAACCAGAAGTTCCGGGCACAGGCCCTGTTTTAGGGGTTTGTGTAGCGAATAATATTAATGATGCGTTTTTTGCGGCACGAGCTCCGGATACTGGCACGGACTACCTTTATAAGTATGACCCGTCTGGTACAATAATTTCAGGAACAGCCTACCCTGATTGGATTCCCATCACAACGCCAGCTAGTGTAAACATGACAGGCGTCAGCCTCGTTAAGATGATCCGGTATAACTGGGTTGGTGAAAAGATTTTAATACTCGACGGAGTTAACCCAGCCGCCTACTACGACGGCACAACCTACACTCAAATAACACACGCAAATGCTCCTGTTAACCCCTCGGTAGGACAAACATTTAAAAACCACGTATTTCTTGCCGGAGCATCCGCGAGCCCACAAGAACTTTATTTTTCTGCACCACTTAATGAAGATGACTTTTCTCCCGCGAGTGGTGCTGGTAGTATTAATGTTGGTTTTGAAATCGTCCAAATAAAACCTTTCCGTGACGAGCTGTACTTATTTGGGCGGAACAACATTAAGAAACTTTCAGGAACAAGCATCGCAGATTTTCAGGTTGTTTCGGTAACGGACGATCTTGGATGTGTTGCTCCAGAAAGTGTTGTTGAGATTGGCGGAGACCTTCTTTTCTTAGGCCCTGACGGTATACGGCCAGTTTCTGGCACAGACAAGATTGGGGATGTCAATATTGAGACTATCTCAAAAAACATCCAAGGCTTGATGACAGACATTATCTTCAATCAAGACCTTTCTGAGCTTCGTTCTGTTGTCATAAAGGGTAAATCACAGTTTAGGTATTTCTTTCAGAACGAAGACACGTTCGGTATACTAGGTGCCATACGCCAAAACCGACAGGGGCAAATTGGTTTTGAGTTTTCTCAACTGGCGGGAATTCAGGTTACTTGTTGTGATTCTGATTATGTCGGACAAAAAGAGTATGTTTTACATGGGGACGAGAGCGGCTTTGTTCACCGCCAAGAATTTAAAAACACATTTGACGGCGATAATATATTTTCGGTATTTCAAACTCCCTACATTTTTATGAGCGACCCTGAGATCCGTAAAAACTTTTCACGAATATCTACCTACATTCGAGCCGAAGGTAGCGTAGAGCTTATACTAAAAATAAACTACGACTACGAAGACCTTGCGTCTGCAAAACCTGCTGATTATAACATCGAAGCATTTGGTAGACCCGAGTACTGGAACGTGGCTAAGTTTGATAGCGACGCTGTGTACGACGGTAACCCCACACCTATTGTGAGGACTAATATCGCTGGCTCTGGTTTTGCGGTATCTCTTCGTTATTCAGCAAACGATCAATATGGAAGCCATAGTATACAAGGTTTTAGTATGCTATTTGGAGTAGGAGACAGACGATAAATGGCGGGCTACACGCGACAATCAGCAGGGGATATCGTACCCAATAACACCGTAAAATCGGGTCCGGTAAACAACGAGTTCAACGCCCTTCAAGATGCGTTCAACGACACAACAGGCCACCGCCACGACGGCACTACTGGAGGTGGAGCATATGTTGCGGAAATTAAAGATGTCTACTCACAGGCGGGCGTAGTTCAAAATCCTCTGTTTGGAAGTGGAGGAGCTAACGCTCGCCTCGGCGGTACCGGCATGTACTTTCCTGATGGTGCTGGGGGAAGAGGTCTCGAGTTAGTATTCGGCAGTGGTGGGGCCTACCCCAACGCTGTTGTATATGACCTCGGTACGAATTCATCTCGTTTCCGTAACATATACAGCAACGGAACGATAGATGCGTCTACAGTTGAGCCTGCGTTTATACAGTTTAAGACAGGTAGCGCAACGTATGGTATGTATTCCAACATTCCGATGCGTGGGTATAAACTTACTGATCTTGGCGATCCAACTTCAGCACAGGACGCGGTAACAAAAGCTCACCTCGACACACGAATCGAGCCCCTTACTGCCGCCGCCGCAAGTGCCGCCGCCGCCCTAGCGTCTGAGAACGCCGCGGCTACAATCTACGACACGTTTGATGACCGC